TCCTGACTTCCTCAAGAATCACATTGACTGGGAAGCTGTCTGGAACTGTGAGCTTCGTTACGATTACTCTGAGATCCAATTCAACGAGAATACCTACCTCTTCCGCAACCACTGAGTTAGCTATACTTAGCAGCTCAACATCGGGCTGCTACCTGACCCAAACACATTCACAACACACATCACAAGGACGCAGATATGACTTCCACTTTTGACGCACGTTCGTACATTCTCAAGCAAATGGAGTATGCTGAAGAGCAACTCTCTATCGCTGATGACATGAACAGCAAACTCGTTTGGGGTAATCGTCTCGATGCCCTAGACGCTGCACTCTACGATCTCAACAACGCTAACTGATTGATGCCTGAAACTAACATCATTCTCGCAGTTATTGGCTGCGTTGGCTTATTGTCTACGCTTGCTGTTTACTCCCGTGCGAACAATGCTAACTCCACCTATGAGAAGCGACTGCTACGACAGCGAAACGTTAACCGTTTGGCACACGAAGATGAGTGATTGTCTTCGTGCAATGGATGCACCATGGCAATCTACCATAAACAAATCTAATCATGGGTACGCCCATTGGTTTAGAATTTACTTACAATACGTTGAGGTACTCAATGACTGAAACCAAACCAATCACACGTTACACTCGCGCTGGGCGTGATGGTAAACTTATCATGTGCACATGTGGTGCTGTTCATCGCGTCTATCATTTCTCTTGGTGTGCATCTCAATGCCGAGAGTGTGGCAACATAATTGACAAATACGAATACAAAGAAGTGATTACTAAATGACTAGAACTCGTGAGTGGCTGCTACTTAATGCAGTCGAAGCTTGGCTCCATCACTATAGCTCTCCCCCTTCAGAAACCGTCGAACAGTATAAGAAACTGCGTGACGAGTTCCATGACACATTCATGGCTTCCATACAACCCAAGGACGCACCTACAGATGACCCACCCAAACGCACAACCCGCAAGCGTAACACGTCAGCCAAAACTGTATAACGTTACGCTACGTTCAGGCACTATCTCTTTGTTAGCGCCCGACTCTGAGTCTGCCGCATGGATGGCTCTGGAGTTGTCCCGTGAACGCAACGACAAACTAATTGACGTGAGGCAAGCAGATGAGTGGTAAACCGTACTATCCTAACAACTGGGAGCATTACAAAGATGCACCCGATGAGATGTTCGAGCCTCATACATTTGAGGAGGTCATGTCTTGGAAGGTAGCAGGTTGGGAGCTTCCATCTTCTGTGTGCTGCATCATACGCGCTGAGACGAAAGGCAAAGTCAAAGAGTTCGTGTATCAGAAGCAACACGCAGCAGAGAATAAAGTCAAAAGTCTAATGGCAGAGGGTGCAGAGTTCACTGTCTGCACTGATTCAGCCATCCATTTTGTTTCACCCGATAACACCGATGTCATTGATTTCGATTGAACAGTATCACGAACTAGCTGAGGATTACCCTGAACTAGCACAACTTATCCACATTCACGACGATCCCAAGGACGCAGCGGAGGACTTTATTGGCTACACCAGCGGAGATTGACGAACAGATTCAACTTGAACGCGATGCTATTTCACAGGGGCTAAGTAAGCTCCACAAGAATACACGCGACCTTGAGGCTAAGTCCTACGCATCCGCTACAGTGTACGGTGCAGCGTCTATTGACACACTGTTACCGCTTGTTATCGCCCAGATTGAGTCAACCACTGCACGTCTAACCAAGGGTCAAGCAGGTGCAGCATTCAAAGAGATACATCATTATCTCGCAGATGTTGAGCCCATGGCTGCTGCTGCTATCGCCATCAAACTAACCTTTGATAAGGTATTCTCATACAAAGATAAGAGCCATCAGGTTACGAACGTATGCGATGCGATAGGTCTCGCTATTGAGCAAGAGTGTCAGATGCGTCATTATGAGAAGAACGCACCTGGACTACTCAAAGTGCTCAAAGATAACTACTGGCACAAGTCCATTGGTACTCAGCAAAAGCTAGTAGTTATTCGTACTTTAATGAATCGCTACAATGTCAAACAGTGGGACTGCTGGGGCAGATCTAATCGCATCAAACTTGGAGGCTGGCTACTTGATTGCATCATGCAGAGTAGCGGGTGGTTCGAGAAAGACATGCAGCAAGAGGGACGCAAACGTGTACAATATGTTGTACCTACTCCAGAGTTCCTTGAGATCAAAGACACAGTAATGCGTGATGCTGAGTTATTCAGCCCGCTTGCATGGCCAATGCTGATTGAGCCTAACGACTGGAGTCATGACCACAGTGGAGGTTATCTGCTGAATGAGGTTATGCGCGGTCACGATATGGTTCGTCGCGGTAACCCCACATGTATACAGGGGGAGAAACCACTGGAGTTTCTGAATAGAATCCAGAAGGTCTCTTACTGTTTAAACCCGTTTATTGTCGGGGTAGCTGAGAAGTTAGATGAGTTGGAAAGACCAGTAGGTAAGTTCCTTCCTATCGTTCACTACCCTCTTCCTCCTAAACCAGTAGATATTGAGGAGAACGAAGAAGCTAGAAAGTCTTATAGACGAGAAGCTGCTGAAGTTCGTAATCGACAAGCTAATGAGTTTAGGAAGTCATGTCGTACTCGCATGACGATGGAGGCAGTACAAAGGTTTAAGGATAGAGAGAAGTTCTACATTCCGTGGTCGTTTGACTATCGGGGTCGTGCTTACCCTATCCCTGCGTTCCTTACTCCACAAGATACAGACTTCGGAAAAAGTTTGTTGAGGAGTTACGAACAATCTTACATGACTCCTGAAGCTGAAGACTGGTTAGCCTTTCAGGTAGCAACTACGTATGGTCTTGATAAAGCTCCCATGCAAGAACGTTTGCAATGGGTCAAAGATAACATCACATTCATCAAACGTGTCGCTACTGATCCCATTGGATTCTTATCTGAGTGGGAGCAAGCTGATGAGCCTTGGCAGTTTCTAGCAGCTTGTGAGGAGTACTACCATTGTGTGGTCGTTTGTGACCGCAGTCACACTGGTTTGTTTGTAGCAACAGATGCTACCTGTTCAGGGTTACAAATCCTCGCAGGATTAGCTCGTGATAGATCTACAGCACAACTTGTAAACGTTCTGCCTGGCAGTAAACCACAGGATGCATACAAGGTCGTTGCTGAACAAGCTAAGCCCTACAGTCCTGCTTCCATTCGTCCTCACATGGACAGGAAGGTGGTCAAAAGGGTCGTCATGACTGTTCCTTACAATGCTAAACCATACTCCAACCGTGGGTACATCAAGGACGCACTGAAGGAGAAAGGTATTGAGATTGATAAGGACGATCTGACTAAGACTGTTAACGCAGTTAGAGATGCTATGGATGTTGTCGTCCCTGGTCCTATGGCTGTCATGTCATGGATTGAAGATGAAGTATCCAAAGCGATTGACCGTGGTGAGACAAAGCTAACGTGGGTTACACCATCTGGCTTTGTTGTTAACCAACGGCTGATGAAGAAGCAGACAGTGCAGGTTGAACTACAGTTGATGGGTCGTTGTAAACTTACGGTTGCAACAGAAGACTCCAACAAGGTAGACAAACAGCACCACAAGAACGCAACAGCGCCCAACCTAATCCACTCTCTTGACGCTAGCTTGCTTCACTTGTCTGCTCTTCGCTTCAGCGCACCGATTGCTCTCATCCACGACTCTGTATTGTGTCGTGCTACAGACATGTCTATGCTCAGCTCCATCGTGAGAGAGACGTACATGCACCTGTTTGCAGAGCATGATTACCTTCGAGACTTTGCGCAACAGATAGGCGCAGAGACTGAACCACCGATCATCGGAGATCTGGAACCAGAGTCCGTGATTGAATCCACTTACTTCTTTTGTTAATGACCCGCACCATCCACAAAACTGAACAGCCTGTTGTCCTTGAGGGATACCAAGCTGTACTGAAGCCGAGCAAGTTTGGCTATTCGTTGTCTGCCCTTGTCGATTCCGATCTGGTTGAGAAGCTGGAAGAGGATCGCGTTGAGTCCCTGAAGTGGGCAGAAACTAAACTGAAGAACCCTAAGCGTTCTACCCTGAAGCCTGAGCCTTGGGAAGAAGTTGCCGAAGGTCAATACAAGATTAAGTTCTCCTGGAATGAAGACAGCAAGCCTCCCGTTGTTGATACTGAGGGTACTCACATCACCGACGAGTCTATTCCTATGTACTCTGGCAGTCGTGTGAAGCTCGCCTTCTACCAGAAGCCCTACATCCTCAAGGATGGTGTCACCTATGGCACGTCCCTGAAGCTTGTGGGTGTGCAACTCGTGGCACTGAATAACTCTGCTGCTGTTGACACTGGCGACATGGCTGCTGAAGATGTGGCTGCCTTGTTTGGTACCACTGCTGGCTTCAAAGCCTCTGAACCTAACGTAACCACCACCTCCACCGACGACGATGATTTTTGAGTACGACATTGTGAAGTCTGAACTAGGCGGGCTGTATGAAGCTACGCTGACTGTTGAACTTCCCCGCATTACTGTTCAGCGGTTCAAAGCTGATCGCAACGATTTCAAGTATGAGATGCGACGCGCTGTCTCGGAGATCGTTGAAGAGATTATCGAAAAAGCTATTGACGACTGATGTATAGATCAGGCTTGGAGGGTAAGGTCGCTGACCTTCTCTCCAGCTTGAAAGTTTCCTATGAATACGAATCACACAAACTCGCATACGTTCTTGAATGCAACTACATCCCCGACTTTCTTTTACCGAATGGTGTCTATCTAGAGGTAAAGGGGAGACTGACGAGCGAAGATCGTCGCAAGATGAAGGCAGTAAAGAAGAGCAATCCCGACTTAGATATTCGGTTCGTCTTTCAAGCACCCTTTAACAAGATCTACAAAGGATCTAAAACAACATACGCTAAGTGGGCAGAGCGATCTGGTTTCCCTTGGTGTTCATACCAATCCATCCCCATTGACTGGCTCACATGACTGACTACAATTCTCCTGAGAATTACGCGGACTTGTTTGCTGATATTCTAGCCGACATTGATGCTGAAGATCCTTCTTACGGTGATAACATTGTAAAAGGTTTTTTGATTGCCATTGAAGACTGGCTCGCTTACCACCAGAAACAGACAGATGCATACACACAACTCCGAGAGCGAGTTCGTGAGGCACTTGCCATGTGAGACTTGTGGCTCATCAGATGCAAACTCTTTGTACTCTGATGGGCACACCTTTTGTTTCGCATGTAACACCTATGGACATACTGAAGAAGATGT